TGAATATCCACAATAATGTACTGCCCTTTTCGCACCACATTTAAATGATGCACATTTCGCCAAGGGGTATTTGATTGACACTGTGCCGCACGGAAAGAAGAAAAATCATTTTCGCCCAATAAAAACTGCCCCGCTTGGTGCATTTTCTTTTCGTCTAAATCTAAATGGCAATGGGTAATTCCTTCCGGCAAAATGGCTGAACGCAATTTATTACAATACAAAATATAACGATAGCGACGCGCGGTTGCCGAGAAACGAGCATGAAATTCATCATCCACCACTTTTGCCCAACTCACTGAAATATCATCTGGCAAATTCGCGTTAGTACCAAATGCCCAGGCCTTTTCAGGACGAATTGCTGTGGTTTCAAAATGCACGACTTGCCCTGTGCCATGTACACCAGAGTCTGTTCTGCCCGCACAAAACACTTCAATTTTTTCATTTGCCACGAAAGATAACGCTTTTTCTAATTCTTCTTGTACGCTATGCACTTTCTCTTGTCGCTGCCAGCCACAATACTGTTTTCCGTTATATTCAATGCCTAAGGCTATCTTCATTGGGAAATACTCCTAAAACGATTTCAAATTTGACCGCACTTTGCCCGAAAAGAAAAAACACCAATAACTCATCATTATTGGTGTTCTTATCACAAGCTAAAAATTAAGCACGTTTGAAGTCAAAACGTACAAATTTTACAACACCAATTTTTAATTAATAAAATCAGCTTATTATATATCTGTAATATTGTTTATTTCCGAAACTTTACATATTTTTCCGAAACTACGAAAGTTACAGGGCTGTAATAATGCCATAAAATAGGGCATAAAGACATTCGGATTCTTCAAAATGTCTATTACGCCCCGAATATGGAAGAAGTTGCTGAACTTCTAGATTAAGGCAGAGCATCAGGGAATGGGTCGTCTGTAATCCAAGAGATTACAGGCATACGCATATAGTCCATATCCGCCGTTGGCACTTTATCCCTGAATCTCAACTCGATATAAGCTCTATCACCTATACTAGCAACATACACAGTAGCAATCTCATCACCGTCATCGCTATAGAATGGGAGCATAACAGGGATACTAGTGCGAAAGCCGAATGGTATTTTGTTATTAGGTAGAATATCCATTCTTTTTGCGTGGTTTTTTCGTGTAAATTTAGAATTACTGCTCCCGTAAAAGGAGATGGTGTCCCAACGACCTTTACTGAAAGAACACTCAACTGTATTGTTCACTCGTCTTAGGGTTATACTTCCCTCTTTAATATTCACACTATCTCTACTCATTCGTCTAGAGCCAGTGTCGCCAGAAATAACAACCCATTTATTATTCTGCTTCTGCCACAAGTACGCCCCAACGCCTGCACCGTTTGTTGAATTATAAAGGGTTCCGTTTGGCTCGTTACCTTTAATCTTATTTGCAACGCCATTTAATACGTCGCCTGTTGTGTCAGGTTTATCTGGTCGGCCATTTCCAGTGATTATCGTTGAATCGCTGGATTGGCTACCCCCACCATCTGCCGGAATTTTCTTTTCTATTCGCTTAATTTCACTGCCGACAAATTCAGCGAATTCAGTTACGCCAGTTTGAAATGTCATTATTTATTGTAACCTCTGTTATATGCGTCTTTTAGATTCACATTATCTAGAGTAGTGAATTTCTGATTGAGTGTAGTTAATACCTCGTTAGCTTGTGAGATTTTTTGAATGAGTTTATTCAATCCATCTTCGCCTGTTTTCATACCATTTAACGCTTCGGCTAATTCTTTGATAGTGTCTAGCTCTGTCGCAACATTACCGCCCAAGATTTCGCTTTTCGCATCGGTTTTCGCTTGATTAACTAACTCAATAATCTTTTTCGCTGATAATGTTGACGTTTCATTTGTCGCACTGTCATTAATGCCTGATGCGCCGCTTGATAATTCATTAAGTCTTTGTCCGAATTCAATCATCGCAGCAACGATTGAATCTTTATGCGTTGTCGGTAAGCTCTCAAGATTTCCGATTGCGGTTTTGATTTTCTTATTTTCTTGGCCTAAGTACTCAGCGAACTCTGTTAAAACTGTGGTAATTTCTGGTCTTGCCATACTATAAGGCTCCTATTTTGTAGAATGTGATTAAATCTGATAATGATGGGACTTTTTGAGTATCGCCAATTTCTTTTATTAGCCGGACTTTTACTTTGATTTTTGGCTTTGTCCGCTTAACTAGCTTAATGATCACTCAGCCTCCGTTACGTCATGAATAAGTGTAAATCCACCACCAGCAAGCGTTTGAACCAAGCCTTGCTGACTAGTGCATTGTAAATCCCAGGTAGCAAATTCCCATTTTGCTCCTTGTGTTTTATCGTGTGAGATAGAAACGGTCACAATATTTTGATTAACAGTTATCTCACCTGTTTCAGTTGATAATTTAATCAATTCACCTTTCTTTGGTTTGATCCACATATCAAAACGAGAGCCAGTTAAATCTGATTGAGATTCATCATCTTCTAGCAGTTCGAAAGACCATCCATCATCATCGCCACGCACTGTTTCTAGTTCGATATTTTCCATATTCTCTCCAATAAAAAACCGCACTTTAAAAGTGCGGTTGTTTTGTTGTTTACTGCTCTACTTTTCCACCGGCAAACATATATGGGTTTACATAGCCTATATATGTTTCAGGGCTAAAATCTTCTGGTTGAGCCTTAACTAGCTCACCTAAAGCCCATTCATAAGGGATTTTTTCCCAACCTGGCACCGCTTGGATAGTAAAAGTATTTACAGATAAGGATTCTTTGCCTTCATCCTTTTTAGCTTTTGATACATAAGATGCAATAGTGACAAATGTACTATTATTGATATAGTCAACTTGCAAGCCTGTGACTGCATGATGTTCTGACATGGCACCAGTACGAATATCTTCGATTTGTTTTGTGATGAATTTCATTTTTTTACTCCTTATTGAGACATTGTTGTTGTGTTTGATACTGCATATGCTGTAACGCAGATTTTTGGGGCGCCACCGCCAACATCAAAAAACTCTGGCGGTGTATTTTCTCCGTGGTGCGTATATAAATATCTGTGTGATTGATTAGCCTCAACTGTGAATGTTTTATGTGAATTTACGATAAAGAAAATTCTCTTGACAGGTGCGGCGGATACATTTATCCACGCTTGATAAAAATCAATAGTTTTATAAACCCTAGCAATAAACACCTCACACAAATTACCACCAACCAACTGATTGACTTCAAGCGTTCCAGTAAATTTACCAGTTACTGCTTCCAGTCTTGCGCCTTTGATTACGCCACCTTCGACAATTGCACCTTTTACTGTCCCGCCGCTTACCACTGCACCATTAACCGTTCCACCATTAACTGTTGCACCATTAACGGTGTTACCAGTAATGACACCACCAGTTATTCTTGGCGCTCTAATCTCCTGATTAGCCTGTATATGGTCGCCACGGATTGTGTTTGCAATGATACTGCCACCGTGAACCTGAGTTACTCCAGCATTTTGCCAAGGACTTGGTTCGGTCGTATGCTCGGTACACTCTTCAAGCATTGGGCGGGCGACAAAAAAGTCTGCTGCAGTAACATTTTTAGCGTACAAATGCACCCTAAAAACAAACAGCACTTTGCCTGTATCCGGAGCTTTAAATTTAACAAAAACTCGCTTGGTATCTTGTGCTACACCTCGCTCAAAGTAGCCACTTGGCGCATCAAGATAATTAGAGGGTTTGTTATGTACGTTACTTGCACCAACGTAAGCTGATGCGACAACGCCTTGATAACTTTGCTCATTCGCAGAATACTTCTCAACAATTACTTGTCCGCCACAATTCCAGCCACCAACATAAGCAGAAAAAATGTACCACTTATCTTTAACAACACTTTGAAATCCTCGTACGACATCAACCCATGGCTGTCTGTCTGCTGCGATGTTGAATTGTTCGACTGTTCCACTTATTCCAAGCCAGCGCCAACGTTCTTTTTCTAGTCCTTTCGGCGTGTAATTGTTATCGTTTTGGATTCGTTGTTCTACCCAAGTATTTGGGCAGTTATTCCAATCACCGCCTTTAGCGTTTGCATCACGCCAGCCGTAACCGTCATTGTCAAATAGTGGATTCATCAACAGATTTCCACCACCACTAGATGACAACTTATCTCTCGTCACCGACCCAGCTACTACCAAATCACCACGAATACCTACTTGCCCATTTGCAACAGAAAACACTGGTTTTACATTACCGTCATTCGCATTTGCCACAATCCCGAATTTATCAGCCATAACAATGACCGAGCTTTCTTCTTGATTTGCACCAAGTGCGATACCGGCAACAGCAGTCCGTCCACCAGCAATAGCTTGCGTTTTGATTGTGTGCATCGAACTAACTTTGCCATTAAGTCCGGCAACAACACTGCTCACCTGCGATACTGTTGATTCTGCATTTCCAACTTTAGCAGTTAAAGCGTTAATTTGTTGTGCATTTGCTTTATCACTTTCCGCTTGAGCTTGTCTTACTGCAGTAATGCCTGATAAAGCTGATTCTGCCTTAGCTGTCACGGTTTTAATTGTTTCAGCTTGTGCTTGGTCTGCTTTTTCAAGATTTTTAATTGCGGTTCCTGATGATTGAGCTTGTGCAGCTATTTGAGCTAATGCACCTGCGACAGCGGTTTGTCTTGTTTTAGCTTCTTCCCCAACTGCATTATTAATATCAGCTTTAATGGAGTTTATGAGATCTTGACCAAGTTGTGACTTGGTGATTTTACCTTCTAACGCATTTAACAAGTTATCAGGATTATGATCTGCTTCACCAAATACAGCTTCGGTGAACTCACCTTTATTTCCCTGTTTATCTACTCCTCGCAAATAAAAGTAATAGCCTGTCGATAAAGGCACACCATTAATAACATAATTACTTTGAGGATATGGCAGTGTTGCCACTTTCACTGCAGTGCTTATGTCATTTGTATTGCTACGCCAAATTTCAGTGCTAAACCCAGGTGTAAATGTCTTAGGTAAATCCCAATCAAGCTCAATAGCAAACAACAAGGATTTAGTAACAAATCTAGGAATATTGAGATTAATCTCAAATGAGCGTGTTACAGGATCTGACAATTGGCCACTTTGGTTTTTAGCTCTGATTTCTGCGGTATAACTACCATCAGGTAATCCTTCAAATGATATTTCTGGATTTTTTAAGTTTAGATATGTTTTAAAAACCTTTCCGTTGCGATATAACCGCACCTCATAGGTTAATAACGTATCTGTTGTGGGTACTGACCAAGTGAGTTTTATACCGTCAGCGCTATAAACTACATCAGCATTAGTTACTTTTGTTAGTCCATTGTGCATAGTTGTAACAACAGGCACAAAGCTTGCACTACCATCAACAATCGCTTCTTTTTGCGGTTCATGCTGCAGTGCGGTTATAGTATAACTTCCGTCATCGTTTTCAGTAATGCCGAGAGCACGGTAAAGCTGAGTAGATACTTGCGGTGTTTTTAATACCCAATCATCCATTACATTCAAACCAACAGGATTGGTTTCTAATGTGATAACCGATTTATTTGCATTATCTACATTGATGATTTTGATTTTCACCAACTGCATTTCATCATTGAGATAACTTAAATAGCTATTACCAGTGATTTCTACAGGTTGATCAAGTGTTACTTTCTTGCCGTTTATCGCTACAACTCGTCCACCAAGTGTTTTACCAGAAAAATCATTATCAGCAATTTCAATGATGTCGCCTGGTAAATGTAATAATCCTTGGCGACCTACTACAAAAGTAATAGTACATTGTTCAAGACGAGATGTTTCTAATACCCATTTGCCGTATCGGTGAGCTTGCCCACGACTTGTACAGCCATAAGCTGTAATTTTCTTAACATTGTACCCATAGGGACAAACATTA